GGTGCCTTATTGATATGTGATGATGTAATGGCAACCAAAGATTCCCATTGACTGTTTGGTATTTCACTAACAGTAATGTCCATGTCATTTGGGTGCATAGAAAAATCAGAAAACAGATCATCTTCAATTGGAAATAATGAAGAAGGTAAATCACTAAGATTTTTTAACTTTTCATCACGCATATATTCTTCAGTACTTCCAATGTTACTGAAATAATCATCAAATACTTTAGCGCAGTGTAAGGCTTGTTCTTTAGTCAATTTCATACTTTAAATCCATCAAATTTCTTTTCAGTTTTTTCACGCATACCAAATGTATTTAATGGTTTATCCTGACCAGAATCAGTAATACCACTCTGTGCTGATTGTTCAATATCATACAACTTCATTTTTGCACGATCAACACCAATAGTAAATCTTTTATAATGTGTTGGATCAGCATAACGATTCTTCAGTTGTTTGACCATGATTTGTCCGAGACTTTCAAGTTCTTCGGATGTAATCAAAGCAAACATCAAGTCGGCTGTAGCTGGCAAACCAAAACTCTCACTTGTATCTTCGAGTCCTGGGTCGGAAGAAGTAAAACCTGATCTCGTTGTTTGTGTAGCAGATACAATTGGTACTCCGAATTCAACGGCAAGTCCTCGCAATTCTTCTGCAATTGATTTGACATAGGAATAAGAATTGACATTAGCTCCTGCCTTGATTCTAGAACTGCAACATATGTTAAGATAATCAATAAAGATAATGTCAGGTACAAAAGACTTTTTGAGATTGAGTTCATTTAATAATGTCCTAAAATGGATCACAGAAGCAGATGCAGTTGGATATTCTTTGATGATTAATTTACCAGTAGTCTTTTCACGGACACGACTGACTTTTCTATCATACATTTCTTTTGGTAGTTCCATCAAGTCATCAATGGTGACATTCAACAAGTTTGCATCAATTCTTTCTGCAATCTTTTCTTCTGCCATTTCCATTGTGATATAAAGTACATTTTTACCCATCGTCATAGCACCAGCGGCAACATGACACATGAACAAAGATTTACCAACGCCAGTACCAGCCAAAGCAATATTCAAAGTTTTTGCTGGCAAACCACCTTTTGTGATCTTATTGAAATACTCTAGGTCAAATGGAATACGCTCTTCTTTACGATGATAGAATTCATACCGTGCATCGGAGTTTTCCAGATAATCATGACCAACAGTTGCATCAAAACTTATTGCTAAGGCATCCGATAGTATCTTGGGAATCGAACCTTTGTCGTTTGTTTTGTCCTTTCCATCGAGAATAGAAATAGACCCAAGTACTGCATTGTAGATTGCTTTTTCTTGGCAAAACTTTTCTGTCTTATCAATAAGCCATTGTATTTCGGAACTTGTTTCTTTATTACTCTCAATTTCTTTAAGATAAGTTTCTGACTTCTCCACATCGTCATCTGTGAGAGAAGTCTTTTCTTTGATGGCAATTCCAAGTGCTTCAACTGTTGGTGCATTATTGTAAGTTGTCGTGAACGATGTAATTTCATTAAATAATGTTCTCTCAGTTTTGTCTTGAAAATATTCTGGCTTTATGAATGGTAATACTTTGCGTAAGAAATCCTCATTATAGATTAGATTCTTCAGTATTGTTTGTTCCAGTCTCATCAATTATTTCATCCTCAATATTTTGTGACATTATTTCCACTAACATATCACCAATGTAGTTTTTAAAGGCTTCGTCCTTTTCCATCTTTTTTGGCTTAGCGATAGGAGATTCTATCACATCGTAGGCAAAAAGTAAATATGCTTGGTCATTCTTTTCTTCAATCTTTACCTTGCCATATTTGAATACCGTATCTTTATATTCACCAGTCAAAAGACGAATGTGTACCGTTTGAGTATCGTCTTTTGGGTAAATAAAACAATAATCAATACCTTCTATCATGCTGCATCCTCAAATAGGTTTTCTTCACCGTCTTGCATAATCTCTGCTGCAGCAACACGATACTTATTTTCCACAAATTCACGGAATGATTTACTGGTGACAATTGACATCCAAAAATCTTTTGTATCTGTTTCTTTGATACGATATTTCTTTTCTTCTACTTCCCCAGTTTGGACGTCCACCTTACTATACCATCCGTTGGATGGTTTAATGATATGTCCCGACTCAATACCGAGATCAAGTAAACCTGACCAACGACTAATGCCACCATCAAAAGATACGCTAACAGGTATTTTAGATTTCTCTTTAACATACCTAGACTTTTCGACATTAATGATAAAATTATATCCAACAATTTCAGTACCCTCTTTTTCTTGTTGACGACCGAGAATGAAAATATTATCGGCAGAGTAATATGAACCAGTACCGCCCCCAACAATATCTTTAGGGAACATACCGATTTCTTTGTATGTGTGATTGACAACAACCATCGGAATATCTTTGAGTGAAAGATGTGGTGTTACCATTCTGAATAATGACTTAACGGCTTTTGCTCTAGTCATATCAGCAACAGTTTTACCTTCCAAAGCATCATCAACTTCTTTCTTTGATGCTAGATTACCGATTGAATCAATAACGATAATTAAATGATCACCACGTTCAACCTGAGTAAGTTGTTGCATTACATCCGATTTTAATTGCTCAATGTCTGTGAGAGGTGTATGCAGTACACGATCAGGATCAATTCCGAAAGAATCGAAATAAGATTGTGGCGTACCAAATTCGCTATCGTAGAAAAGAAGTGCAGCGTCCTCATATTTGTCCAAGTACGATTTGGCCATCAAAAGTGAAAAGGCAGTCTTAAAATGTTTAGATGGCCCAGCCCACATTGTAAGACCTGGTGTTAAACCACCGTCTAATTTACCACTAAGTGCCACATTGATAATTGGCACAGAAGTCGGAATCATATCCTTTTGTGTAAAGAATTTTGATTTGGATAAGATTGCCGACTCTTTGATACTGCTATTCTTTTTAATCTTGTCAAGTATACTCATAATTCACCTTTCATGAAAATTATATTATCTACATCCTGCAAATTGCTGTACTGGTATCTGATGACCGTTACTATCAACAATCCAAATAGTAGTATATTGTGCATTGTAAGGATATGGACAAACTGTAATTGGTTGTTGTACTGGTGGTGGAACTTGATACACAATAGGTGGTGGTGTCATATAATACTTTGGTCTTACCATTTCATTGATAATAATACCACCTGCCACACCACCAATAATAGCAGGCGCAACCCATCTACTATTATTATAACGGTGTCCTTCAGCATTGGCAACACTTACCATCATTAATGCCATAATTAAAATTAAAAGTTTCTTCATGGGAAAAAGTCCTCTAGTGAACTCACCTTTTCAGTTGTCCAACCAAGACAATCAAGAATTACTTTGATTGGTTCTAAGAAAGCCTTTTCAAACTGTGTATCATAATCAATAAATTTATCCAGATTGAATTCTTTGGGTAATCTACTTGGATAAGAAATAACGCTATCTTTGATATGGTTGGGTAATTTCAAATATGTAAACTTAATCTTTTCTCCTTCTTGAATCAAAGGATACTTTTTGGTGAGATTGTTTTGTTTCAAAAAGTTGTTATACAAAATGGCACCTTTTACATGAATAGGTGTACCAAGTTTGTATGTTGATACTGCATCTGTATATTTAGCTAGTCCGTTAAGTCCACGTGGAAAAGAAATTTCTTCTGCCGGCAACTTCTTGAATTGTTCTCTGAAATCACCAATGAATTTATGAATATCTTCCTGAGTACCACGCAACATGATACCAATAGATTCTTTCATCTTTTCACGAATAGAAGCTGGCGTTGAAGATTTAACCATTTCAAGACCCATGACTTTCATCTTAGGTTCAGCATACTGAACACCTTCATTGTTATACACATTTAGAATATAACGCTTCTTGGCAGTCCAGATACCTTTGTCAGAAAGACCTTCACGCTTCATTTGCATCTTTTGTTGATATGCATGAACATATTCAGCCAATTCATTATAAGACTTGTCGATGTATGGTTGAATCTTTTCTTCACAGATTTTATCCATGAGAGAAATTACCTTTTGTTTATCGGATGTATCTTTGATAAACTTTTCAACCAATTCACCCATGCGAAGATAAATCGAATCTGTATCTGATGCAATAACATAATCAATACCATCAGAACCGAGAATCTTGTTCATCCATGCATTGATCTTTGCCTCAATCCAACGAATGGACAATTGACCAGCAGTCGTAACGCCAAGTGCCATACGAAGATCGTAGAAACGGAAGTATTGTGAACCAAGGGCACCGTAAGCAGAGTTTAGGCCGACTTTCTTTGCCAACTGAATATTGTCATAACGAGCAATTCGTTTTTCAATCTCATACTTCTTAGATTCATCCTTTTCATTTTCATATTCTTGTTTGGCCTGTAACATCATCTTCTTGAATTTCTTACGATCTTCATACATTTCTTCCATCATTCTTGGTAAGAAACCTTGTCGATCAGTTCTGAACAGCTGACCGTTAGGTGTGATAGTACATTGTAATGTTTTTAGAAATGAAGTATCAATTGATTTAGACAACATATTATCTACATTGACTTTACTAATTTGTTGTTCAAATAATTCTATGGCCTGGAGTTCTTTTTGTAATTCCTCTGTTGTTAATTCTTTTATATCACGAAACATTATTTACACCACTTTTTTCTATTTTCTGTCATAGTTAATATCTGTAAATTGTTAGGATGATGTAGACCACCTTTTGCAATCGCTTGTATATGGTCAACTTCACATCCTTCCGGACAAATCAAATAATATTCTTGCAATTTCACTTTTTCTTCTTTAGTTAATTCTGGTGTTTGATTTCGTATTCTAGCTCTACGCCTTGATGCAATTTCATTTCTAATTCTCCGTTTATGTTCTTCACCCAAATACCTACTTTTTTGAGCACACGAATAACTACAATATTTTGAATCATACTTTATACTTTCAGTCCGAAACTTTTGTGTTTCATATTCATTACCACAATGTAAACAATTCAACAAAGCCTTTCGCTCTTTATTCTTACATTCTAAATCAAAAGGCTTCTTAATGTCAAATTTTTGTAGGTATTTTTTAATATTGGCATCTGAACAACCAAAATATTCAGCAACCTCACTTCTTCTCATATTTTTGATGATAAACAATTCATATAGTTTATCTTTGGTAATATTGTATTTCATTGATTCTCCTAATAAGTAACCACATCTACTTATTTAGTATTTCTCAACTTTAACTCCTCAATTAATTTTTGTTTTCTTTCTTCAACATAACTTCTTTCCACAAGATTTTCTGGTGAAATGGAATACTGCATCATCAAATGTGGATACAGACTGTTCAAGTCAAACGATGCCACCCAATCATGAGCACCAACTTGTACTTCTTTAACATATGCACCTTCAAATGCCGCATCTTTATCTTTGACAATTCTTGGTGGAACAATAATATCTCTTTCTAATAGATAGGCATTAGTCAAGGCGTCCCACATACGAGTCTGTGCAAACACATCTTCATAGTTTGATTTGGTATCATAAGCCAAAGTAGTTGCCAATTCAAGCAACTTCAACTTATCTTCCAGTTTGATAATCAACTCAACATCTTTGATATTATATTCAATAAACAGTTGGTAATTCAAACGATACAATGAATGTAGATTGTCATACTCATCATACGAAATCTTGCCTTCACCCAATTCAACTTGAGCGATATTATCCAAACGATATGATTCTTGTGACTTTCCACCAGGAGCATACCATTTGTATAGTTCGATATAGTCAAGTGATGCAACACCCATCATATCATAGGCAATCAACTGTTTACCATTAATGACTGTCTTGCGTTCACCAATGTAATTCCATGGTGACAGTTTCTTGGCATCATCTTCACCAAGAATCTTACGAAAACGATTAATCAAGTATGGTACATCAAAGAACTTTGTGTTCCAACCTGTAAGAATATCAGGACATTTTTTCTGCCAGAGTTCCAAGAACTTCTTACAAAGTGTCCATTCATCTTTGCACTTGATATAGATTTCTGTACCTTTCTTTTGATAATCACCACAACCAAATACAACCATATCACCGTTAAGGTATTTGATTGCAATGGCTGTAATTGGTTCGTTGGCAAGATAAGGGTCTGGGAAACCATTCTCTGAACCAACCTCAATATCGACTACACCGATAAGAATCTTTTCATGGTCATAATCAATCATGCCTTTATGTTGACTGGCAATATAGGCATATTCATAACGAGTTTGACCATAAATGACTGGTGCACCAGGTAATCCATCAAATTGTTTGACGAAATCTCTAGCTGCACGAATGTCATCAAAGACTTTCTCATCAAGTGGTAAACCAGTTAATGATTTGTATTTTCCTTGTGTATTCTTTCTGGATGGTAAGTATAAGGATGGAGAATATTCAATTCTCTGTTTGACACGTTTGCCGTCTACAACACCTCGGTAAAGAATATTGTTACCGAAGCATTGGACGTTAGTATAGAAATGATTCATTAACCTGTGATAATCTGTTTAGTTGGTGGGACTACGATACC